TCATCACAGAAATCGCTGCATCAGAACCAGAAGAAGATGCAACCGAACCCACCCCAACAGATTCCGAGGAGGAACCAGAAGTGGCAACACAAGAAAACCCAGTGGTTGAGGTCGAGGCTTCAATCATTCCAACAACACCCATCTACGCAACCGCACGACGCGAAGTAAAACTTCCAACCGCTATTGAGTACATTTCAGCAGCAATCTCAGGCGGAGACCAATGGCGCGGAATGAGCGATGCACTTCGTGCAGCTGCACCAGACATCGTCACAACCGACACACCAGGAGTTCTTCCAACACCGATTATCGCACCCGTTTACAACAACTTCATTGGTCGTCGCCCAGTCGTTGATGCAATCGGCGCACGCGCGCTACCTACTGGTGGAAAAGTATTTATCAGGCCTGAGGTCACAACACACGTAACTATTGGGGCAAGCATTGCTGAGCAGTCACCAAGCCAAGGCACAATGGTCGTGTTTAACAACCAAGTCACGAAACAAATTTTCGGTGGATATGTAAATATCAGCGAAGCAACAATTGACTGGAGTGATCCCGCAATCTTGTCAGTCGTTCTTGACGACATGGGCCGTATCTACGCCAACGCCACAGACAACTACGCAGCAGATCAATTGGCTTCTGGTGCATCAGTCACACGCAACTTCACCGCTGCAGACTTAGATGACCCGAGCGTTTGGTCAGCATGGGTAGCAGGTGCAGCAACAACCATCTTGTCATCGTCTAACGGCAACTTGCCAACACACTTGTTTGTTGCAGCTGACATTTGGGGCGACTTGCTTGCATTGAGCGATTCCTCAAAGCGTCCGTTGTTCCCACAAGTTGGGCCAATGAACGCATACGGAAACCTTGCACCGGGACAAAACAACGGCAACGCATTTGGGTTGTCCGTTGTAGTTGACCGCAATTTTGCCAATGGCACACTCATTCTGGGTGACGCATCTGGATACGAACTGTTTGAACAGCAGAAGGGTGCTATCAGCATTGACTCACCTTCAACGCTTTCACGCACAATCGCATTCCGTGGCTACTTTGCAGCGTTGATGATTGACTCAACCAAGTTTGTTAAGGCTGCTTTCGTCTGATTCAGGCGAATTAGAAAGACTGCAAGACCATGGCCACCTTTAACCTCGCATTTCATACGCGGCTAGAGGACTATGCCATCTTGCAGACTTTTGTAGACACAGACATTCAACCGCAAGATTCGGTAGTGGTAGCAGGGGCGGGCCATAACTTCAATGGCACCTTCACTGTTATTTCTACCGAGCCTTACGAATTTATCGGCGTTTCAGAAGAGGGCGATTTGCTCTTTGACTATGACGTCATTATGGAAAACCAATTTATTTACGTCAGTGCAGGCGATGACCTTGCGCGAAGCGTTGCTACGGGCACAGTAACCTTTACACCTTCATGCAGTTGGATAACCAGCGCCGACGTCACCAGTTGGCTAGGCATCGAGGTTGCTACCGCTAATGACACCGCATTCATCGCTGTATGCGTCTCAGCGGCTAACTCTTGGGCGTTCCGCAAGCGTAGGGAGGCTGGCTACACAGACAGCCTTACAACGGCTCCTGACGGCGCAGCCAAACTAGGAACAATTATGTATGCAGCCACCCAATATCGCTCCCGTGGCGCTGTTGACGGCTACGCAAGTTTTGACTCAATGAGCATGGGCACCCCCACCATGTCGCTCGGTCAGATTATGCAGCTGCTTGGTTGCGGAAGGCCACAGGTTGCCTAATGGCTGCTACTGGCATTCTCTATGAGGCAGTAAACGCCACCAAGACCGCACTCACGGCTTTGGGCTTGAAACCAGTCACCGACCCACGCAATGCACGACCACTGTCAGTGATGATTGAACTTCCAACGCTCGATGCCTTCACATACAACGTGGGCGACATTCGGCTTGTCATTCGTGTTCTTGCTGGGCCTCCGGGCAACCAAGATTCAGGGGATTACCTAATGACCACTGTTGACACAATTATGAACTCACCCATCGCCATAGTGGACGGAAGGCCATCTCTCGCTTCATACGGCGAACAGATGCTTCCTTGCTATGACATGACCGTTGCCGTAGCAGTACGGCGCAACTAGAAAAAGGAGCCACCAATGGCAACAACAACATTCCTATCCAACGCAACTATCAACATCACGCAAGGTGCTACCACCACAGATATGTCTGATCAGGCAAATGCTTGTGCAATCACAATCGGTCAGGACTCACTTGAGTCAACCGCCTTTGGTGACACTGGGCATCGCTTTACTGGTGGCCTTCAAACAGTAGATGTGTCAATCACTTTCTTCTTGTCATACGGTTCAGCAGAAGTTGAGGCAATTCTTGCATCGTGCGTAGGCACAGGCACCACGGTTTTGACCATCTCGCCATCAGGCACAACAGAGTCAGCAACCAACCCTGAGTACGTTCTTACGAACTGTATGCTTGCCAACTTCACGCCAATTAACTCAACAGTTGGCGAACTCGCAACCGTAGAGGCTTCCTTCACTGGCGGCACTTGGGTACGCGACGTCACAACTCCATAAACAAGAAACAACACAATGCAACTCACGCTCAAAGTCACAACAAACGAAACGACCTATGAGGTCACAACAAACCTCTACGTCATCATTGCTTGGGAACGAAAGTTCAAACAAAAAGCCTCCAACCTTGCCACTGGCGTAGGACTTGAGGACTTGGCGTTTATGGCCTTTGAATCCTGCAAAGTAAACGGCATACCAACAAAAGCAATCTTTGATGATTACGTCAAGACACTGGTTGCTATCGAAGTTGTAACGGACGAACCCACAAACCCCACCAACGAGGCACCTACTCACGATCTCTAGCAGAACTGCTAGTTGAGACTGGGTGGTGGCCTCCACAAATACCCTTCGAAATGCAAGACATGAACACTGTGATTGACGTCCTAAATAAAGCAAGACGCAAATGACAGCCACGGCATCTATTGAAATTGTCGGCGCTAAAGAAGCCATCAAGGCTCTCGGCAAAATTGACAAAGACCTACGCAAACAGTTCAACGCTGACGCAAAGCAAATTGCTCAACCATTGGTTTCTCTAGCTGCTTCTCGATATCCCGATACGCCATTGTCCGGGATGAATCGCAAATGGGTACAGGGCAACAAAACACTGTTCCCATACACCAAAGCCAAAGCCGTCAAAGGACTAAAAGTCAAGTTCTCAACTAGGCGCAATGATGCCAATGTCATCTATGTCACCCAGTCTGATGCTGGTGCTGTGGTGCTTGAAACTGCTGGTCGTGGCAAAACAACTTTGCTTTCAGAGAACCTTGCGGCTCGCACCAGTCGTATTCTGTGGCCTGCAGCCGACCAGTCATTGCCAGCCATACAGGCGGAACTTCGAGCGTTAGTATTGCGCGTAATCTCAACCGTAAATAAGGGCATCAAGTAATGGCTGTAAACATTCCCATCATCAGTGAGTTCGATGGCACAGGCATTAAGAAAGCCATTGCACAATTCAAAGACTTAGAAACAAACGGCGAGAAAGCCCAATTTGCAATTAAGAAAGCAGCCGTCCCTGCTGGGCTTGCATTAGCAGGTTTGGCTGTCGCTTTGGGGGATGCCGCGAAGGGCGCTGCCGAAGATGCAGCTGCACAAGTTGTTCTTGCTGGCAACCTTCGCAACTCAGCCCACGCCACAGATGCGCAAATCAAAGCCACTGAGGACATGATTACCAAAATGTCAATGGCTACTGGTGTTGCTGATGACGAACTACGCCCAGCATTTAGCAAGTTGGTGTTGGCTACAAACGACGTCGAGCGTTCAAACAAGTTGTTGGCTATTGCTCAGGATGTGGCAGCCGCTACTGGCAAGCCACTTGAAGCCGTAACCCAAGCCTTGGCTAAGGCCGAGATGGGACAATATGCAGCGTTAAAGAAGTTAGGCATTCCAATGTCTGAGGGCATTCAGGCTTCTATTGACCTGCAAAAAGAACAAAAGAAACTTGCCAAGGATGAGGCCGCTCTTGCTTTGGTCAAGTACCAAATTGCTGAGGGGATGCTGTCTGGTGAAGAAGCCACCAAGAAACTGACAGCAGCCAACGAAAAGTTTGCCAGCCAGTCGGCAATCGTTAACGACCTAATGGCAACAACTGGCGACTATTCAGATGACGTGGCAAAGAAGTTTGGTGGCGCAGCTGCAGATGCAGCAGGCACAGCCGAAGGACAATTCAAGCGTCTTGGTGTTGCTCTTGCCGAAACTAAAGAGTCAATAGGCGCT